CCAGATAGATCAGGGAATGTATCAGGCATAACCCATTCACTGGGCATGCGGTGTACTTTAGGAAACCAATTAGGTTGATCTTTCATCTATTTCTCCAGCTATCGCAGCGTAAGCAGCTAAATCAACATAACTATCTTTTTTATGTGCGTGTTTTAATCTGGCAATCTTTACAAGACCCATGCATATAGCAACATCATGTGGTGTTATCTCAACATCAAGATAAGCACTCCATAACTTTGCAATATTTTCATGGTTCTTTAATTTATCACCGTAGTCTTCTTGACGATCACCGCCAACAAGTTTCTCAGCTTCTTTTAAAATTTTCTGACAAATCATGCGCAGTTCCTTTCGTGAAAAAATATTGGTTCGTATTCGTATTGTCCTTCTGTTCGATGAATAATGTGTAATTCTTTTTTAGCTCGTGTAGCTCCTACATAAAAAACTCTAGCTTCATCATCTTTACCTTGTTGTGTTTCCGTTGATGACTTGTAAGGACCAAAAGATAAATCAGTAATTAACATTACGTTATCTCTTTCACCACCTTTACTTGCGTGTATAGTTGATACTTCAATACGAGGTATTGCATCTAGTTTATTTCCTGAACGCATAATAGAACGAAGGTATGGAATTCTTTTTCGTAAACCTTTTCCGTTTAACATATCATACCAGGTTATATCTTTCACACTTGCTGTTTTTGTACTTGATAACTTTATATCTTCTCTTAACCCATATTCTTTTATAAGTGTATCTAAATTATACATTCCTTCATGTTGTCCTTTAAAAACACCATAGTTTCTTTTAATACGAGTGCTATCCATGTGATGATAAATAGTATCACAATCAACACCAGAAATGCTTTCACCTTTTTGTAGACGTGTCCACGCACGTATGGCTTCTATATATTTAAAACTAATGACAGATGATCCATAACGTTTATACAACCATCCATATGATTCTAAAGATTCAGAAACTTGCTTCACAATTTCGTGTGTTCTGCATAAAATTAACCAATTGCCTTCTTGCAATCCTTTGTTTAAAGGTCTGATATTTAAGACTTTTCTTGTTCCTTCTTCATCTCTTGGTTTATATTCTTTTGGTATTCTTTGTGAAATAGACTGTGCTAATTTTGTGGCAAGAGTGTGCACACTAACTGGAATACGATAAGATTGTGTAAGAGGAATAATCGTATTGTTTTCATCATTAGCCATGGCAATAAAATGTTCAATGTCTGCACCAGCCCAACGAAAGATTGCTTGGTCATCATCTCCAGCAACATAAGTTTCTAATGCTCCAGACTCTTGCTGTAACATGTCAACCACTTGCCATTGTTGTTTTGATAAATCCTGAGCCTCATCAATAAATAAATATTTTAATTGTGGTGCGTTTCTATTTTTAATAAAATTAATAAAGTAATCAACGTACTCATACTTATCTCTATCTTCTTTAAACTTACGCAGATCTAAATCCATTTGTTCAATCATGTTCCGTGCGCCGTAGTTATTTAAAGTTGTTTCTCTAAATATTTTAGCCAGTCTATCTTCATCATCAGGATACTTTGCGTATGCTAAATTAATTATGTCTTGGTATTCACTCTTCGCAGTTGGCATTGCTATATCAACACCATTACCTTTACGCATTTTATTTACATATTCATGACCCGTGAGCCGTGATAACTCGGCATAGTCATTATCATCCATAATTTGAGCTTGTTGAAGTTGTAAACGTCTGTACGCTAAACTGTGTAACGTAGAAAAATAAGGAAACAAAATCTTCACTTGTTCTTTACTAATCTTTTCATTAACCATAACTCTGTCTCTAATTTCTTCAGCAGCTTTTACAGTAAAACTAAAATAACCAATCTCTTGCGAAGTACACGCACCTGATTTTAAAAGTTCTTCTACTTTATTTTTTAAATACGTTGTCTTGCCTGTACCAGGAGGACCTATAACAATATGTCTATGCATTAGTATGCCTCCTCTTCACTAAAGTCTTTCTTGCTTAATTTATATTCTGATTCCAATACAGTTGTGGGTATTTTCCAACAATGCTCCACATTACTATTTACTTTTAACTTCGCGGTAGTTCCTTTAAACTCTTCAAACATTTTATACTGCTCTGAGTCAGATGCTTTGGTAAATCTTTTTGTCTTTAAAAAGTCTCTAAATGCTTGAGGTTTAAAGAAATAATTATCTTTTAATTCAAATACCATACCTTGTAGTACGTCTTGCCTGTCCTTTGCACCTCTATTGTTTTCAATAAATATTTGTAATTGATTTAAGAATTGACCCTTTGCTGTTACCTCACCTGGTAGTTGTATAAAATCATCTGGTTGCATACCACTTAATAATGTCTGCACCATATCTGCCCATATAGCCGGAGCCACGGGCCGTGGGCTTTCATTCGCTTGCGCTATGCATTGCTTTCTGTACTCTGCATGACTTGATAACTGATCAACAGTTAAAATAATAACTTTACCATTGTGCGTTAATTCATACACAGGATTATCAGATACCCATTTCTTTAATCCACTAATCTCATTGGTTGCGGAATTACCAATGCCAAACTTTTGTGACTGACATTTAATTTTCTCACACACTGTTTTAAATAATGGTTCTTCGCAGCGATAAAAATATTTTTTATCTTCTACTTGTTTAAATATAGTTAACACTTCTCTACTAGGCAAAGGTGGGGAAAAATATTTAGAGTTGTAATAATCTAATTTCTCTTCTAACTTTTCCGGAAACCGTTCACGTAAATAAACTCCTAATTGAAATAGGGCCATGTTCCGTGAGCCTTCAGGAAATCCCTGTGAGGCAAGTGTAACTAAACATGGAGGAGCGCCTTTAAAATCATTGTTCTTTTTTTCGGTAATTGGTTTTTCGATAACCACCTTGTTTAATTGCGATACGACTTTTGTTTCGTAATGTTTTATAAAGCTATTTAATTCAATCAATGCATTACCTTCGTCATCAAACGCATACCTTGTGGGAAACTCTGGATGGTTATATGGTAAGTTTAAAAAGTTACCTGTGCCTTTTGAGTTCAATTCAATTTGCTTTGGAAATATCTCACAATCACCATAACCTAAAAATACAGCTATCTCTTTTAATTTTATTTGCATTTGCTTTGCAAGCACTGGTTCGCTTACAAATAAGAATACATGAGCACCCCCACTTTTTGATTTACACACAACCAGTGGTAGTTTCTTTTCGACAATTTTTGTAATTAATTTTTTGTAATCAAATCCATCATAAGTATCAACGTCAATTGCACCCCATTTACATTGATTATTATCATCAATTGGTATGATACCAAGGGAAGGTTCTTTACCTTCTAAGTGATTAATCCATTTATCTCTGGTAATTGGTTCTTTTACTAACCAAGAGCGACCTTCTAGTTTGCCCGCCTCATTCTTTTCACGGCTTTGTGTTTGACCGTATGCTCGGTCTAAGCCTGTAAATATTTCAATAAATTTGTTCTGGTCGTCCATAAATCTTTCTCATTCATATTTTTAAAGGGGCAACGGCGGTCGCCCCTTGTATAAAGTTTTTTAGTAAGGTGCTTTTTCACCGTTGTCAACACTCTCATCTTCGTGCTTAACTTTTATTTCGCCTTTAGCGACGCTATCAGCAAAAGCTTTTGCAGCTTGATAAGTATCAACATCTTCAACAGGGCCTACTCTCGTAATATCCCACCCAAACCACTCGCCTAAGTTATTAGACTCAGCTATTGTTTTAAGTGTATAGACATGCGAGTATGAAGGAGGTGTAAACAATCCGTTTGCACCCTTCAATTTAAGCCCCAGCATAAGAGAATTCCATCGTTTGGATTTCTTACGCTGAGTGCTTTTCATTGCAACGAGGACTTGGGAGGAAGTTCCGTCCTTGCTAATGACCAGGCAATAGTGATTTGCAGTATCTTCAATATAGTTGCCGTTAGCAAGTCTATCTTTTCTCTGCTCATCCCTTGTTGTTTTTGAAAGTATATCACTCTCTGCAGGATAGATATTAACAGGAGCACCACTGCCCTCGCCTCTATCTGTCCATTCAATATATTGACGTTGATAGGCGCAAGGTATTACACTTACTCCTGCCTCCCCGTCGTATATCTCTTTTGTAAGCGTATTGTAGATCATTCCACTTTCCGCTCCCTCTATGTATAGAGGATCTCTTTTCTTGATCTGTGGTGACGTATCACTCAGTATACGAAGAAAAGGGATTGCAAGATCGTCCATTCCCAGATTGCCTAATCCTTTGTTAGCATCTTGTTCAAACATGCTAGGATCGAAAGCAACTACGTTTGTTTCGTCTTTTTTCTTTACAGCGTTTGCCATATTTACTCCTTATTTTTTCTTGGTTATTTTAGTTTTCTGTCCGATAAACAAACTAAAAGTATTGTCTGGGACAGATCTTCCCTCTTCATGCCACTTTTTAATAGTAGCTTTCAGTGTCGAAGGATGCACTGAAACTTTTACTTCAGGTATGAGACCCATCTCTTTGATGGTTTCTTGCAAATGTGTTGCCATGTTGCTCTCACCCTTACCGAAACTTATTCCTACTTGGTTTTTAATTATATCACCCAAGCCATTATCTTCTAACCACTCATAACATGCAGATGATTTCTGTGGATCTTTAGGTATAGATACATAAATATCTTCAACCACTTCCACTTTAGAACCGTCATACATAGTAGTAGATGTCATTCCTAATTCTGCCATTTTCTCTGGAATAGTTTCTCCAGATAATTTTCTTAAATCTTCTTTATGTGTCTTTAAAAGATTTTCGTAATCTTCTATTTTTGCTTCTAATTTTAATTGTTTTCTCAATAATTCTGCTACAGATTCTAAACCTGTTTGTTCTACGTTAGCTACTGCGTCACCCTCAAAGTTTATCTTGCTCATCTATTTCGCCTTTCTCATTAATGTTTATACTAACAGAATAATATTTCTTTTGAATTTTATCCCATTTAAGTATTTTAAATCTACCTCTATTCATATCAGAAGCTATACAACATGCAATACCCATTGCTGCTGGATCGCCCATCATTAAAAGATAGTCATTATCATCGAAATCTTTGAGTTTTCTGCGAAGTTTTTTTATCGCAGGCTGTGGACTAAACATAATTTGTTGACCACTTTCAAACAATAAAACAATATCCCCATATTCTTGTGCACTTAATACATTTATGTAAGGGTTTTCCTGTACTAAAAATACAGTAGGTTTTTTATTTTCTTTTTCTTTTTTAAATTCCATCTTTCTAATTTCTCCTTTATCTCTTGTATTTTACTAAAGCAAGTATTATATTGCTTTTTTAGAAAGTTATTATGGATTATAGATTTAAAACGACACCTTTTCAACATCAATTAGATGCATTAACAGCTAGTTGGAACAAAGAAGTATGGGCATTATTCATGGAAATGGGTACTGGTAAGACCAAGGTATGCATTGATAATATTGCTATTTTGTTTGATAAAGGCAAAATAAATTCAGCTCTTATTATTGTACCTAATGGTATTAAACGTAACTGGCGTAATGAGTTAAAGATACATTTAGCTGATCACATTAATTACCGAGTAGCTATTTGGTCTGCTTCTCCTAGAAAAGAAGAGAAGACAGAGCTTGAGCAGTTGTCCGTGATCACTGATGACTTAACCGTTTTTATTATGAACATTGAAGCATTGTCTACCAAACGTGGTTATGACTTTGCGTATAAGTTTTTATTAAAGAATCAAGCATTGGTAT